CAGTTTCAATACTTAAAAGGTTTAAGAATAGCAGTAGATGCTATGAACAAGCAAGACTCTACTTTTGATTTAATTGAAATGTCTCCACGATTAGTCGTAAATATATCAGATAAGGTTATTGATTATAAAGTAACAAAAATGCTTTCCGATCTTGGAAATAGCTCTATCCCAGTTGGACAGTTATTGGCCTCTACTGGTGATATGAATATTTTTGATGACGATCAGGCTTTTAATGATAACAATACAAATAGTATAATCGCTGACTATATTCGTAAGAATATAAAATTTAATTTTTATGAAAAAATTATTAATGTTGATGGGTTTGACTATTTTGTTCCAATTAAAACTTTGTATTCAGACGGCTTTCCACAAGCAGATGTAACTGGAGCAACGATATCTTTAAGCCTAAGAGATTTTTATTTCTTTTTAGAGTCTATGCCAGCACCAAGATTGTTTATGACAGAAACATCCTTAAGCATGGCTATATCAACATTATTAGATTACATTGGATTTTCTAATTATACTTTTAGAAGAATTGACGATGAATCGGATCCAGTAATACCGTTTTTCTTTGTAGCGCCAGATCAAAACGTAGCAGAGGTGTTAACTCAACTTGCTATAGCAACACAAAGCGCCATGTTTTTTGATGAGTATAATAATTTTGTTGTAATGACCAAACAATATTTGCTACCAGAATTAGCAAACAGAGGCACTGATTTTGTGCTTTCTGGTTCAAATAACCAAACAGATAGTGGTGTTATAAAAAATGAATCTTCTGGAAATCTGCCAAATATTTTATCAATTGCTTCACAAGATAAGCGGGTATTTAATGATGGAAAAATTACATATACAACTAGATATATACAAAGATCTTATGGAAGCATAAGACAGGCGAGCCTAATAGATCGTGAAAAAACTTGGACATACAAGCCAGTTCTTTTATGGGAGGTGTCTGGAACAGAAAATTTAAAAACAGTAAATGAAGTAGCAGCAAAGCAAGGAAGTTATGTTTTATCTGCTATGCCCATAAATTCAAATTTAATAGCAAGTGATCCTACAGTATCAAAAGGAGCAGTAATTAATAATATTTTAGATTTAGGTGAAAATGTATACTGGCTAACAAGATATCAAGGATATTTTTATTCTAATGGAGAGATAATTAAATATGATGCCGTTCAATTTAATATAACTGGAACTGGTAACGTGTATATTAGTAGCAATCAAGAATATCAAGAATATTTTGCTTCCCTGCCATTTAATGGAAAAATTTATCCAACTGGTCTTGTTAGAATATATTCTTTGCCATATTACGAAACAGTAGATGGAAACACCAGAATGAAGTCTGGAGCGGTACTTCAAAGTGGTCGTGGACAATTTGGAACACCAATTGTTGAGCATACCGCTGGTATAAATACATATTGGACTGATAATCAATATGTTCGTGGCTGTGATATGAAGACAGAGTATTTGTTTACTACTATACTAGATGAAGATATTTCTGCGCCAGTCACTACGGTTGGCGCTGCTGGAGTAAACAATGTTCTTGCTCTTCAAACCACAAGAAATGGTATTATTAAAAATTTTATGACAACAAATTATTTAACAGAAACCGATGTAAATAATTTAAAAACAACTCAGAGTGGAACAATACAGTCTTCTGCTTTAGTAATGAATGGTCCATCATTTAAAACAACAGAAACTGCAATCAACCTTGTTTCATATGTTTATAAGCAATTAGATAATGCCTATAAACATTTTGGAACAAGGATTAGAGTTGTTGGGAAAATAGAAAACAATGAAGTTAGAGGTCAAACTCCTATTGGAAGCACACCATACTATCAGGTTACTGGTTCTGGAACAAATAAAAATATTAGCATTGGTGGTGCTTCTGGTGGTCTTGCAGTTTTGTTGAATTCAGAAACAAATAACGGATATTATTTTGAAATAATTGCTCTAACTGAAAACGATATTGAGCAGTATTTAAAAATTGATAGTAAAACTGGACAAGGTGAAATATCTATAAATAATATTGTTTTTTATAAAATAAAAAAAGATTCTTCTAATAATGATGCAATACCTATTAAGCTTTGGGGCGGACTTACAAATATTTTAGTTGATGATGGAAGATTTACTGGTCAGTACAGAATGATGGGTGAACAAAATCCAACGGTATATGATTTATCCGTAGAATATCAAGACATTGGCAATACTCGTAGATTTTATTTATATATTAACAATAAACTAATTAAAGTAGTAGATGATAAAGATCCGCTACCAACCTATAACAATATGGCACTTTTTGTGCGTGGGTCATCTCGTTGCATGTTTGAAAACATATATGCACTAACAAATAACTATGCACAAAACACGGTTTTTACTGTTGGAGAAACCCTATCTATTGCATTTGGTGATAAAGAAGTAGATGCAAATGAAGCATTTAGAAAATATGCTATGAGTGGCATTATTCAGTCAACTTATTTATCTGGTATAAGTGCACAACAGCCTTTAAAATATAATATGTATTTTGAAGAATTTGGCACAATTATGAGAGAGTGTGCATATTTTGATATTAGATATGATCGTGCATACCCTGCCCTATATGCAAAATTATCACCAACTCTTAATAGAATTAAAGGATACACTGTTTCTGGTTTTCAAGCAGATTCGTATGGTGCAGAATTTTTAATATTTAACTCTACAGATACTGCATTAAATTTAGATGAAACTACTGGAAATTATTTAAGAATTCAGGGTGTTACATTTACACAAGATACAACTCACGAATTAACAGTTGATGAATATTATAATAAAAAATCTAATTTGTCAGATCCAGAGCTTAAGGGTGACTCGCAAACAACCTCTGCCCTTGTTGAAAAAGCAAGGTATGACGAAATAAAACAAAGCAGACTAATTTATGGTAAAAATGAATTTGCTATAAGTAGCCTATATATTCAAACTCAAGATCATGCTGAAAATCTATTGGGATGGATTATTGACAAAACAAAAGACCCTAAAAAGGCTATCGGATTAGAAATATTTGCAATTCCCACACTACAGCTTGGAGATGTAGTTACCTTAACATATCAAGATAAAGATGGGCTTGATTTGGTAACAGATTCAGAAACCAGGTTTATAGTATATAATATTGATTATTCTAGGTCAAATGTTGGTCCCAAAATGACAGTGTATTTGAGCGAGGTGTAAAGTGTCAACAACTAGTTTTTTAACGGCAGTACCAATAGCTCCAACAGGCTCTTTGGTAAGTGCAAACTTAATAAAATCAACTAAAACTGCACCAATAGATACAATTTTATTTGATGATGAATCTGTACCAATAGAAATATTATCTGATTTAATCTTTGAAGATATCGGTGGTCATGAAATTATTAACATTGCTCGTAATGATACAGTTAATGGTCAAACCGTAAAATATCAGCCTATTAAAAATCTAACTACAATTAATCAACAATATAATCCTAATAATATTCTTAGTCTTAACAATACCTCCGATAAATATTTTGCAAATTTTTCAATTAAATTTGAAACAAAAATTTTGGGTGAAGGCGAGGGTAGTGGGCCAAACGGAGAATACGTGTATATAGAAGATACAACAGGAGATCTAATAGTAGAACTTATTAACTTAGAGCCTGATGAGCAAGTACAGGTTGAGATCGGTTTAGGTGGTACAATATATGAGGCGCTGATTGATTAATCATGATAACTGATATTGGTAAGAATATTATTGGCAAATACCTGCTTGGTCAGGCCCCTGCCTATGCCTCTTATATAGCCATAGGATGCGGTCCACAGCCTCTAGAAACAGGTGATGCATATGGGGATTACTCAGCAAAAGAAAACCTTGATTTTGAAATGTTTCGTGTTCCTATTTCTTCCAGGGGATTTATAACAGAAAGCGATGTAACTAAACTAGTACTTACTGCAGAATTACCAACAGAAGAAAGATATGAAATTTCTGAAATTGGAATATATTCTGCTGGAACAGATCCTTCTACAGGAGCATACGGCAGTAAAACAATTTTTGCTTTTACTGCAAATGAAGGATGGCAATATTATTCTGATACTTCCGCAGTTGCAATTGAATCAGTATCAGAACCACTAGATGATCCAGACGATGACAATATTATTGCTGTTGCAGATTCAGTATTTCAAACAAATGCAGACAATGCTATATTTTTTAAAGAGGGTAGAGATGAAATATACGAACGATGCCGTTTCTTTAATAACATTGTAGTAGTTCAGGGAGATACTTCAGAATTACAGGCATCAGGAACCTCTGGTTTTGAAGTTCAAGCTGGATCAGAGTATATTGGTTTAACTGGAATTAGTACCGCTGTTGATTTTACAAGAAACTCTCCAACCGATGAATTAAGAATGGCTTTTTCTTTAATTAATCAAGATGGAGATTCTGGAGCATCTCCAGATAAAGTTAAAATTTTAGTTGAATTTGCTGCACCAAGCAGTCAATATGCTAGATTAAAAATAGAATTAGAAGATGGTGTTGGTGGTGTTGATTTTGCTACAAATAGATATTATGTAGTCTCCAAAGAAATTCAAGAATTATTTAAGACTGGTAGTTTTACATGGGATGCAGTAAATATTGTAAGAATATATTCATCAGTAGAAGTCAGCTCAACTCCATCAGATGAATACTATGTTGCTTTAGATGCATTAAGATTAGAAAATACATCTACGGCCAATCCTTTATATGGATTAACTGGATATACCGTTGTTAAAAATGCCGATGCCGAAACCATATCTAAATCACCAAACACAAGCAATTATGTTGAATTTAGAT